CGCCAGTTAAATCACTTGGCATAACCAATTTCTTTACTGGCAAGTCAGGCATTACTTCTTGCCCTTGCCAAAGGCTGTTGCAATTTCGTCGCTAGTAAGTACGCCATCTTCGTACCATGCACGCAACAACTGTTCCGTTACTTTGGCGGCGGCAACAATGCCAGCAATCGCGGCGGCTTTCCAAAGTTCAACATCAAGTACCGCACCGCCAGCAACAGCGGCGAGCGCACTACTTCCAAACACTGCACCAATGCGCAAGATAAGAGTGTTAAGTGTCTTCATTGTTTGTTACTCCTTGTTAGTAAATGTTCCAAGCATGTGTACCACTAATCCTGCAACAGAAATGATTATGCCTAATCGCTTCGTGTTGCCACTCAAAGTAATTAGCACAAGTCCAGTGCCTGCAAGCGTCCAAGACAATGCGCTGATTTCTTTAAGAAATTTCATCTAGCCATTCTTGCGGCTGGTGTGTGATTGTGGCGCACTTGTTGCAACACTTCCTGCAATAAGTACGCCAGTTGTCGCAACCAGTACACGCCTTGCGCCTACTGACACTGTGCTACCTAAAGGCACATAAGTATCTGTCGCGCCATCAAAGATATTTATTTCTGTTTCAAATGCTGTGCGCACTTCGGCTGGTGCGGACTGCACTGCGTCAATAATTTGTTCTATTTCATCTACTAATAATTCGTTTAGTTCCAATACTGCAAACACTTCGCTCGCTTGTTCCTGCGTAATTTGTGCAAGTACTTCGCCACTACTCGCCAGCACAGTTGCTTCTTCTGTGCTCACTTCATCTGCAAGCACCGCATCTATCACGGCGTCTATTTGTTCTTCTGTTGCGTTGTCTAAGTTTGCAACCAGTGCAACAAGCGCAACAATGTTTGTTGTTGCTTCGTCTATTGCGTTGTTGTCAATCTCGAATACAGGCTCAACAATTTGTTCGCTTTCATTTGGTATTGGTACATCAACTGCTAATGGTTCATCAACAGTCGTGATAGGCTGAACAGATGTTGTGGTACTACTTGTTGAGTTCGCCAGTTCTGTGGGTGGCGATATTAGTTGTGTATCTATCGTGGAAGGAGAAGTAGTTGTCACTTCGTAAGAAGTTGTTGGTGCTTGTGTTTGCACTGGTGCTGTTAGGACTTGCGTCGTTGTTGTGGCAGGCAGTGTGGTGGTTGTTGTTGTGGTCGTACTGGTTGTTGTTGTTGTTTGTACTAATGGTTGTTGACTTGTGGTTGTGGTTGGCAATTCCGGCACTGTTGTTGTTGTGGAAGTTGTTGAAGTAATTATTTCTTGAACTGTCGTAGTAGTCGGATTGGTGACAGGCACACTCGTTGACGGGACAGTAGTAGTAGTTGTCGTCGTCTGTGGTGTGGATGTTGTTGTAAATGCCCATGCAGGTACTATCTCCCAATCGCTTTCGTCTAGTTGCCATGCAAGCATTGCGCAAGTGTTGCCACCGTTCTCATAGAACCACATGTTGAACGGCAATGTTTGCTGTGTTACTTGTAATTGAGTAACAGAACTCCACATACAACCTTGGTCATACCAGCCGCCAAATTGTGTGTCGCCAATCGTTACCCACGCACCATCATCATGAGCAATCATAAACTGCACTGATTGCACGCCGTCGGGAATAGTTATGTTGCCTGTGAAATGCACAGCGAAACTATCCCAACCGCAAGTGCCTAAATGGTTCTGTTCGTAATCCCATGTCCAGTTGATATTGGGATAAATAGTTGTGCCACATTGCTCATATTGCTGTTCGCTCATTGCAGGCGGTATTTCGCTTATGAAATAACCAACAGCAGTAACACCGTCTACTGCCTGCACAGGTTGTGGTCTTGCAAATATCGCAAGCAACGCAACAGGAATAACTATCAACAACCGTGTTGCTTTCATTTGTTACTCGTATTGTTTGCGTTGCCAATGCAACAAACGGTATTGGTTGGCAAACTTACGACGAATTTCGTGTATTGCTTTCGCTTGTCTTTGTTCGTTGTGCTGTTCGAGACTGCGTTGCCATTTATCTCGCTTGATAGGTATGAACTGAAATAGTGGTGTGCCTGCAGGAATTATTCCAGTGAACCAACTGTAAATGTTGAATGGAAGGTTATTGCTTGCGCTTTCATAAACGAAATTGTCGTTGTCAATAATTCCTGTCATTGTTTGGAACGGCAAAGTCCAATGATTTAGTGGGTGTGTCACCAGCATGCTGTATCCCTTAGGCAGTTCTGCAACATAAGGCTGATGCCAAACAAATTCGGTTGAATGGAAATGCTTGGGCAAATTCAATTGCTTATATGAGTCAGCGTTGCCACGGTGCGACATCATTTGTGGCGTTGCACTTTGGTTGTAATGCAAAGTGTCATTAGGCCCAATGCCAATGTGTATGTCACACCAAGACTCTTGTATGTAACCAGTTTCAAAGGTGTCAACAAACGGTTTGCACAATTGCGCTGTGCGATTAGTAATTACATTGTCTGCATACTGCGGTGCGCCGTTAATGCCGTGCAAGTTCTTTAACCATGTTGGCTTATATTGCGCCGCAGGTTTAGGGGTTGGAACAACCCATTCAATCTCTTTGCTTAGTGGGTGGAATTTAACCAGCACATCAGTAGACAGGCGGCACGAATGGAATGCCAACGAATTCGTCTGTCACTGAATCGTATGTGTAGCCAGGTCCTGCATAAATGCCACGAAATGAACCGCTATAAGAAGTCTGCAACCACTCACCATCTAAATTGAGAAAGTCAGCAATGAATGCTTGACCAATAGGTTCGCTTGCAGGGAAGTCACCGCCACCGCAATCGCTGTTCGCAATCACAATTACTTCGGCAACTTCATTACCAACCATTCGTGCAAAGTGCGCCATGATTATGCTCTCCACCTAACAAATACTCGTCCACTGCCACCTGCATATCTACTGCCACCACCATCACCGCTGTTTGCTGGTCCAGTTGTTCCACCTGTTGCTGGCGTACCGCCTGCGCCGCCTTGCCCAAGTGTTGTCACTGCGCCTGTAAATGTGTATGAAATTCCTGCACCTGCAGTTGGTGTACCGCCTGCGCCACCTGCGCCTGCACCGCCACCGCTAAGTGTTGAACCGTTACTACTGCCACCGTTGAAACCAAGTGTGCTCAATGCTGTCCCACCGCTTGCGCCACCGTAACCGCTACGGAAACCACCGCCACCACCATTTGCGCCATAAGACGGACAACCACCACCGCCTTGACCAAACATTCCATTGACGCCTGTTAAGCGAATTGACGAAATGCTCGTAATAGAACCCATTGCGTCAAGCCCACCACCACCGCCAACTGTGACTGTGTATGTTGCCGCAGGCAAATACACAGTGCCTTGATATGGAATTGCACCCGAACCGCCGCCACCACCGTCGCCACCAGATGCACCGCCGCCACCACCGCTAATCAACAACACTTCAAAGAAACCAGCAACAGAGACAACAAGTGTTGACGAAGAAGTGAAAGAGCACGACGCATAAGTAATGCCACCGTCAGTAATGTTCGTGACAGTGGGTGTGCCAGTAGCAACGCCATACCCAACAGCAGTGTTTGTTGCTTGACTTATGAGCGAACTGACATATCCAAGTTGTCGTGGCATTGTTAATCCTTACGCTTCAATTCTGTTTACGAAACCAGCAATAGTAATCACATTCGTTGTCGCGGCGAACGCACGAACCTCTAATGCAGTTGCGGCACCTTTCAACACAAATCCTGGAATCACAGTAACGAGTCCTGCTTCACCTGTAAGCGTTAATTCAATTTCGTCGTCAGGGCTAGTTGTGCCACCCCATTGCAAAGTCAGTTTGACAGATGCGCCACTCGTGTTGTTTGCATAGATATAGATTTCGTCAAAGGTTGTGAGCGTTGTTGAACCAGTGTGAATCAAAGTGCCTGGGCTAGAAGTTTGCACAACTTTGATGTTTCTGCCGTTAGTGCTGTTGCTAAGAATTTGTTTGCTGAAAGTTGCCATTGTTGTCCTAACCGAATATCTGTGAGCCAAGAATTATTTGGTCACTGTCGCCACCGCTACTAATTGAAACCCATGCACTGCCGTTGTACACCTGCACAGCGTTAGTGCTCATCAAATAACTAACCATGCCTTCTGCTAACACTGGTTCGCCTGCGCCACCGAAGGCGGCAGTTCGTGCGGCTTCATCTGCAAACCGCATTACCGCTTGGTCCATGAGATATGTGTTCACTTGGGCGGCTGTTAATACATCACCACTCACGAACAACTTTGCGCCTGCGCCTGCCATAGTCAGTTACTCTACATCACGCGAGCGCATTAGAAGTGTCCAAAGTGCCTTGCTCTGCGTCATCAAGAATGAACTGATAAATCAAGGTCTTCAAACTGCCTAAGCCAATTGTGCAAGTGTGTTGCCCTGTTGTTATCTCATGACCTACTCGCTCTACTTGGTAATAAAGTTCTACCGTTAATGGCGACCCTGTTGCGAAGGTACGAATAATCTTTATGTTGTCGCCAATGTCTAGCGTTGCCATAACTGTTTGATTGGCAAGTGTTAAGCCGTTGAATATGAACTGCATGTCATCAAAGCGATATGCAGGGTCTTTATATTTAGTGAGCAGTTCAATGGCTAATGCTTCTGCGTCACTGTTGTTCTCTAGCAATAAGTTTGTTAGTGAATAAGTTTGTATGCCGTAACTGTCTTGGCTTGCAATATCGTCTTCAACATATTCAATACCGCCTTCCTTGCTCGTAACAATGCGGTTGTAAAGGAAAGTTTGGTCAGTGATTGTGCTGATACCTGTGTACGGAATAGTGGCAACACCTTCTGCGCTGTCAGTGAAAGTTGCGGCTATGTCGTAACTCCACACCGTTCCTACTGGGTCTGTGTACACAATGTCGCCTGCACGGCTCATGAATAACAGTGCTTGGTCGGCGAGTGCTACTGATTGCAAGTATGACAACACATTTGTTCCTGCGTCTATTTGCAATGCTTGTAAATCTTTACCACCTGTTTCTATTACACGCTGGTCAACGGGGTACAGCACTTCGGGCAAATCAAGAATGGTTGTAACTCTGTTGCCACTTATTTGCACGGGTGGAGTGAACGCTGTTGCAATTGTCATTCCTGCTAGTCGCGTAAAGTCGTCGGACGCTTCAATTGTGCAAGTACTAAATTGAGTGTCATAACTAATGTTGATGGCTGTGATTGCGCCTTGGAACAAGTGCTCGCCGTTACTGGTTATTTCAACGAAGCGGCGAGGTTGTACGCCACTTGTGTTTGTTGCAGTGTCCCAATATGGCGAGTCTTCGTTTATCGGGTCAAAGCGTCTGTCGTTGTTATTAAGAACAATTGTGGCGACGCCTGCTTGTGTTTCGTTCTGATTTGCACTGCGTCCACGAGCAATACTTACCGACTGTGCAAACTCTGTTACTGGTTGCGCTACAAGTGCGCCATCAAGAACGGCACTATCAAGCACACCAAGAACAGGGTCGTCCAAAGTAAATACATTGACAGGGAAACCAAGACTCATGCCAACAACAATTTCTTCTGCCCACGGCATTGTCACTGTCATAGTTAGCCCCTAACTGCAATTGGAATTGCGCCGTTGCGTCGCTGGTATTTAACCAGTGCGTCAACAACAGCGTTGCCTATTGCGCCACTGTCAGCACCCATGCCTGCATTAACTGTGATGTTGATAGTGGTTTCGCCGCTTGCACTTCCCATTCGCGATAATGGCACAACCGCTTCGGGACCTGCTTCGCCAATCAAACGCAAAGTAGGTCGCATTGCAATACCGCCGTCTGCCAACCCGTTGCGTTCCATGCGTGCGGCTAGAGCCGCCGCAGACATGCCTGCGGTCGTTCCTGTTGCGCCAGTTGCGTTCGCTGTGGCAACACCAGCCACAACTGCATTTGCGGCCGCTAGAACGCCTGCAACAGCCGTATCAACTTTCGTAATTGCGGCAGGTGTCAGTCCCTTAACTTTCTTTGCTTCGTTCAACTTCTGTTGCGCAATGCGTACTTCGTCAATTGCTTTGGCTTCTTCTAGTTGTGCCTTAGCAACATCTCTAATTGCGGCGGCTTCGTCGTACAGTGCTTTCTCATGGTCACGAATTGCTTTAGACACTTCCAACTTCGCTGTCTCAATTGCTTGCAATGCTTCTTCTTCTTCTAGCAATGCGTCGCTAATTGCAGTCGTTGCTTCTGCTTCGGCAAGGCGTGCGCTTGTTACTGCGTCAATTGCGTCTTTCTCTGTTGCCTTTGCTTCGTTGAGATTGTCTAGTAACTCTTTATAGATTTCGCTATCAGTAGTTACGCCATTAACCATTTGGTTGTAGTGGTCTAAATTGGCTGTCACTTCTTCTTGTGTGAGTGCTTGCGTGCGTTGCGCTTCAATCAAATCAAGTTTCGCTGTCGCAACATCTATTTCGGCTTCTCGAATATCGCGTTGCGAACTGCCACTGTTTGCACGAATAGCGGCAAGTTCTTTCTCTGCGTCAATTAGTTTCCATTGTGCCTGCTCTAAGTCGTAGCCACTTGTTTCAAGTTCACGCTGACTTTCTTCTAACTGGTCTTGTGCGCTCTTGCCTTTCTTGCTGTTTGCACCGTAACCATTAACGGCTTCGTCTAATGCTTTCTGTGCTTCGGTTACTTTGCTTGTTGCGCCAGCCAATTTCTCTTGCGCTCGTTGTGTTTCAAGCACAGCGTCAGCGGCGTCACTCATTGCTTTGCGTACTGCGTCTTGCGCTTTCTTATGGTCACGAGTTCTGTTGATTACTTCTTGTTCTGCCTTTGCGATACCGCGAAACGCATCTTCAACACTCGCTGTTGCGTCTTTCACTTTCTCCTGTGCATCACTTATTGACTGTGTTGATTCAGCCAACTTAACTTGTGCGTCATTGACGCCAAGTACTGCCTCTCTGTAATCCTTCATCATTTCTTTGAGTGTCTTAACGGCTTTGCCAACACCACCACCACCACCACCAGCGAATGGGTCTTTAACCACTGGTGCTTTACCTTCTAATCTGCGTTCTTCGTTCTTA